ACGTCAGGTCCTACTCGGGCAGCTCCTCCATAACTCTCAGGTGGTCGTTTACCTGGCGCTTCTTCTGCCGGCGGCGGGGTTGCTTCTTCTGCAGATGGTTCTTCGGTTTTTTCTTCCCCTTTAGCTTGACAACATTCATGATCTTCTACTACTTGTTTTGTATCTCTTGTATACTCTGCCCAATTATCAGCATGCTCTGTTACTTTAGCCCTTACAACAAAGCAGCGACCCTCTGAAGCTTCATCAACATAAGTATCTGCAGTTTTAAAGACAAACTCTGCAAATTTTTCTACACCCACGCCGGCGTCTAATACTCTAAGTTGAATAATTCCTTTTTGTTCGAGTAGTTGAAATGCTTCTAATGCCGGATCATCACCAGCAACAACAACAGTATGATCAAAAGTATTTCTTAATGTTTGTTTTAATGTATCTAGCCCACCGAAGTCAACACACCAGTTTTTATCATCTAGAGAATGACACCCAAATGTAAGTTCTGCTTTAAGTTGATAACCGTGAATAAATCTGCAATGGCTATGATCTGCTTTCCATTGACGAAATGCTGTTGATCCTAGTTCGAATTGTTTTGATGATGTGTAAGCGCTCATACGATATTATTTTAATGGCTTTTGCAAAAAAATCAACTGCAGGGGGGTTTAAAAATGATTCCCTCGTCCCTCTCTCGGATAGTTAATTAGCTCTAGAGCAATTGCAACCGCCGTAATATGCTTTTTTGACTTAAAATATTTTCAGATACTAAGTCACGTGATTGTAACGTAGCTTTAATTGTATCTAAAATTTTGTTTGAAACGGATTTTCCATAATTATCTAACCCAGCACCTTTAATTACTCTATCAGGATCTGGTACATTAAGTGAAATAAGAAATTCCTTTAGTTGGGCCCCGCTAATACCAACCGTCGCTGCATCAGGACCTATAGTTTTAACCTTCCACTGTCTAAGAGCGTCAAAAAATTTAGGCTTTGTGGCTGCTGGTGCCTCCGGAGGAGCTTCTGGTCTTCCAGGATCCGGGCCCAGTGGTGGCACCGGAGGACCTGGTGGCTGCGGCCCTGTGGGTCCTTCTGGCACTTCCGGTCTTCCAGGATCCGGGCCGAGTGGTACTTCTGGTTTATCTGGTTTATCTGGTTTATCGTCTTTATCGTCACCTGGTTTATATTCACCACTCCATATGTCCTCCCCATTAAGATCGACCGCCTTTATTATACGCCATCTTCCCTCCTCAATTGGTCTTACAATAAATTTACCCTTTTTATCTTGCGCGACATTGGGTGCTGTCGGATCCATAAACTGCCCGGCAAAATCAACCTCTACATCCTTATTTTGTAACGTTTTTTCTTTACCTAGGTCAACGTTTTTAAACAATCTTCTTCCTTCTGGTTTAGATAGCCATGATTTTATCGCGATCTTAGCACTTGCTCCCATTATTTCAACAAACGCACCGCTTGCAGCAGTACCTATCTTACTTAATGCCTTTGCTGTCTCAGGTGCTATTGCCTTCCCCAATTCCTTAGCACCCGCTACCGCTCCTTTTAAGCCCACTTTCGCGACAGCTTTCATCATGCTTCCGATACCTTCATTTAATAGATCTTTTTGCGATAATCTCGTCATATACAATATTTAGTCTTGATAATGCAAATTACTGCATATAATAAACAATATGGATCGTGCTAGTATAACAAAACTACCTACAGCTAATGGTAACATGTCTTTAACAGAAGAAGAAAAGCTGAAAATTATTGATGATGCTGCAGCTGCATATGAAAAATACCTAGATGCACTTAGAATTGACTGGCGTAACGATCCAAACAGTGATAATACACCAATGAGAGTGGCAAAAGCGTTTGTAAATGACTTAGCTGCTGGTTGTTACAACGAATTACCCAATGTTACAGCGTTTCCGTCGGATGGATATGATGGAATGGTGTTTCAAGGGGGGATTCCTGTTAAATCTTTTTGTTCACACCACCATTTACCGTTTTCTGGTAGGGCTCATGTAGCTTATATACCATCTCCCAGTGGAAAGGTCATTGGATTGAGTAAATTGAACAGAATTGTTGAACATTACGCAAGAAGACCGCAGATTCAAGAGGGTCTTACTATTCAAATCCATAAAGCCATTGATGAAATTTGTGAAGGCAATAAAGGCGTTGCAGTTATGATTTCTGCCACACATACATGTGCTTGTTTAAGGGGAATTAAGCATGATGGGTGTGAGATGAAGACAAGTCGACTAAGTTCTGACTTTTTAGATGATGGCGCGACTAGAAACGAGTTTTATCAGTTTGTTTCTGACTGGAGAGGCAGTTGTATCTAGTATTCTGCTTCAAAATCCTCATCAGCAATGTTTTCTTGGCTGACATCTATAAGAGCATCAAGCTCATTCTCAATAAATTCCTTACCGACTAGTATTTTATACAAATTCGTTGATCTATCACTTAAAGTAAAGGGAATATCTTTAAATTCTTTGTTTCCAATCCTAAAATCAAACTCTACAATAGGTCTATCTTCCGTATTACCTGCACCAACATTGATTGTAATCTCACCCTTTTTGTCTTTTAAGAGTGTTTTACCGTTTTCTGTCCTAAAAAAAACCTTATTTCCCTGAGTTTGTATGTCCACGCCGTGGAGCACATTGTAGGCACCATTACCCGAATCAAGCTTAGCAGGTATCCTACCTACCTCATCTAAATCAAAGAACTCAATGAGGCCGAATACCTGTTTTTCAATAAAAAACTGTTTAAATTTCTTCATAGCAACTGCTAATTAAGAGAAAGGTCAAGTCTCTTCTACGTTTTCGTATCCTGTGTTAAATTGACCAGCTGGTAATTCTACATCTTGAACATCTTCTTGTTCAGTTTCGACAGTTACCGCAATATTTGCACCAGCAGCTGTAGCTAATTCAGTTATAGCAGCAATTGCTTGTGCAGCAAGCGCTTCAATGTCTGGTACTACATGACTACCGCACTCTTCTCCTTCAAAAGCAGCTAAAGGGTCTTCTTCTACAGCAACAACCATGGGCCCAAGTGAACCTAGAGCACCAGAAGCGGTCTGAGCAGCAGGACCTAGGTTCATCTCGTTGTGAACTTCCTTATAAGCCTCTTCTAGCATTTCCCTTTCCTTACGCTTCTTGTCTCTCATATTATTATTTAATTGTTTGTTAAAATTTCCTCTATGGCCTGTCTATCTTGAATGGAAGTAATGACTTCCTCTGGTACAAAGTAGTCAATACCTTGTTCAATATCTTGTTGAATTAGCTCTCTCGTCTTTGTACCTGATATACCTTCTGACTGTATAGGTATTTTAACAACTCCTACTAAGGGATATTTTTCAATATTTTTTTCAAAGTAATCATATCGCTCTACATCTTTATCTTTAGCGCCTGCCCCTACAATAATTCCTAGATCTGTGTTAGTATCAGCAAAATCGTACACTGATTTAACAGGGGATATATCAGATACTACAACCTCAACAGGCTTATCAAAATATTTTGCATATATATCCCAAATTCTTTTAGATTGTTCAGCAGTTATACCTTCTCTTTCCTTATTACCAATAAAAACAACAGCTCTATCAGCATCTTGAATAAGATACTTTAAGGCATTAAAGTGTCCCTTAGTAGGTGGCTTATATCCACCAGGTAACAGAGCAACAGTCTCTACTTTTTGCTCTTGATCTTCAAAAAACTCTTTAAATATTTTCATGCTCCTGGCTTTCCTGATCCGAAATTAGCTGCACTAAACTCAGCTCTGTCAACAAACTTAGTTATTCGAGCTCCTTCATCATCTACCCTGGATCCAGCGTAGCCCTCTGGTGCAGTTGTCTTCCAACCATCACCAGTTTCAAGATAATTACCTAAAACTTCATTTCTTGTAAACTCATTAAAGATAGATATCAGATTATTCTTCAAAGAAGCTAGTATCTTAGTAATATCTAGCGCTTTTTTAACAGAAGGCTTAAGAGCCTTAAGAGTCCTTACAGTTTCTTTCATCTTAGCATGCACTTTCTCTTTACCTTTTTCTGTTTTTAGCTTATCTGCCTGCGTTTTATGCCTGTTTGCTATGTAAGTAATAAACTTGTCAGAGGAAATACTAGTATCTTCTAAGAATTCACCACCTCTTACCTCTACATTAATGTAAGACTTAAGCGTATCCGTATAAGGCCCTAAAGAATCGAAGTCAATCTTATCAACAAGCTTCATTATTCTAGCTTTCTTCTTATCTACATCCCTTAAAAGCTGAGTTGTAATGCGCTTATTAGGATTTTTAGGCTTATTAATTAAAACATTAAAGACAAATACATCATTTGATGATTTAAACTCAGAAGGTGATGAAGTATACTTCTTAACCTTTAAAATACCCTTAACTACTTGATACTCTATGTGTATAGCCACACCAATTTGTGCATTTTGTATGTCATCTCCATAAGGAGAGTCAGGAGACACAGCATATATTATGGTATTCGGCTTAAAAGCAATGAATTCATTGTTGTTTTTAATACCATCTATGTTATCTGGCTTATGTGGATACTTAATCTGGTCATCAAACATGTAATCCATTTGATATATGCCCTTTAATCCTAAAGATGGTAAGTAATCTAGTGCTTTATGCAGCTTATCTGCTAAACCACCCTGATGATTATCGTCAATATCTTCATGTGAGTAGTTAATTTTAGGATCCTTGGCAAAAGCCGACTTACTTGCTACAAAAAAGGCGCCATTCGGGTCTTGTCCCGCTACAATTGCAGGAGCTCCATCAAATTTAGTAGAAATCTTGTAATCTGTCTCACCAACAAAGTACTCTATAGCAGCATCTATGTTCTCTAATGCCTCAACAACACCAGCTTTACCTTTATTGAGTATATTCTCTTCTAAATGATCAATATGCTTTACAGCTCCATCGATCTCATCGAAGAACTCTAAGTATAAGTCATAATATTGTTTAAAGTTTTTCATTATTTAGATCCCCCCTCTAGAGGTACGGGTGAGACATAGTAAGGTTTTCCACTATACATCGTGAGACCTATCCTGGGTCTCAAATCATTAATCTTAATCTTCTCAAATCCAACCTTGTTGCCGGCTTTACTTAACTCTTTTGCCATCTCGACCGGAGAACCGCTTACATATACATAGTATCCTAAATTTGCTGGGTCACTTGGCGGAGGAGGTTTATCTTCGTTACCTGTTGATGCCCCGAAATCATGAGCCATAAAGTGGCCAATATCTTTCTCCTTACTAGTATACCTAACAAAATTCATTAATGCTATACCACTGTTTACGGCATCTGGGTTTTTTAGATCTATCAGATCATATATTTCTCTCACAGCCTTCTTATCAAACTCCGGATCATTATAGTTTACCATTATAACTTTCCATAAATTGTCGCTAAACATCTCTTCCTTACCCATCTTCAGTGCTACTTTATACGCATCCGCGATAGCTTCCGCAAAATCTGAGGACTTGTCGTATTCCTTGTCACCCACTACTGGGACTGTCTTCGTCACCTTCGTTTTATCCTTCTTACTCATCACCTGCTTACTACCAATACCTAATCCCCCCTTCTCTAGAGGCTTCTCAATTATTTTATACAGGTTAATTTTAATTGTGTCTCCAGTAGGGCCCAGCGCTGCTCCATGGCCTTTAATTTCAAACTCACCTCCATCCATCTCTAGATCTCCCTTACCCTTAGCTGCCCTTAAGTTCTTGAAAAATATAGTCAATGCAAGCTCACCCATTCCGATATTCCGTATCTTGGCATCTGTACTCTTATGCTCCATTAATTCCTTCGCGAACAGATCCTTGATATTAATTTTTCCTATTTCTTGTTGCAGATCTGTAAAAAAATTACCATGCGCGCTACCGGGTGCAAAGTCGGGTGCCTTTGCACCGGTTATAAAATTATAAAATTCATCCGTGTTTAATTTAAATATATCCTCCCCAAAAACACCGGCGTCAATTAACCTACTCAACTCTTGGGCATATTTTGCCGACGACACTCCCCAACCCTTTTCCGTTAAATAATCTCTGAGTACGTCATCAATTCTGTGAGTAGTAACTTTCCCTAACAAGCTACCCGCGCAATTTAGCCAAGCTTCGTAATCCGGCTTGGACTTACAATGATCCTTAGCTTTGAGCATCTGCTCAGCCATAGCCCTGTCGATCTTCTTTTCCATCTCCAGTTGTTTTATTTCCTCCGGGGACATATGGACCAACGCCGCGGCAATTTCTTCTGGATCACCGGTGGAAATAATTTTCAAAAAATCACCCTCACCCGAAGATGTAGATGTTTCCCCTTCCCCTCCCACTGACCAGCTCCCAACTGACATTTGCTCTCCCAACACACGAAGGTGTTTGCGCGGTGGAATATTACCACGTACCTGCTTCTTATAAATATCTTCTAATGACCACTGCATGTTATCGGGCGCTTACGTCTCTGAGTTCTGCTTCTAAGCTTTCATCAGTAAACTCAATTAATCTTTCAATAGTTTCAATAACTTTTCTAGGATCTGTTTCACCAAATTGTTGGTTAATCTGGTTAGCAATATTAATATCCTGTGGACTAGGAGCCCATATAAAGGCATTAGTTAACAACTTAGCAATATAAATCTCACCCTCTGCTGTAATTCCCTCAGGCGCCGGTGGTACATCCGCGACATCAGTAGCATCAGCTTCAACATCCACTTCTACTTCCTCGACTTCGTCTTGCTCTAAGAGTCTTTTATATTGTTTAATTAATTTTAATGTTTTCATTATATTTTACTCGTAGCTTGTTCAAATCTTTTAACTTCTGGCCCTAATTTTTTATTACGATTCTCAACAGCTTTACCAGCCGGACTATCCGGATCAGCGGCAGCAGCAGCCCGTATTACCTCATCAACATTTAGATTATCCTCTTGATCCTCTACCGGGTGTTGAACATCTTTAACCTCCAGCTCAACAACTCGCCCGTCATCTAGTCTTACACGTAATATATCTTCAAAAGCCTTTCCGTGTGCCTCAATTTTACTTTTCATTAAAAGTCGCTGTAAAGATCTTTTGGCATCTGTAAGAGCGTCAATATCTTTTTCGGGATTGTTTTCTTCTACCAACTCAAGAAACTTCTTCATGTATATATTTATGGAAGCAATGAGAGTTTTATATTTACATCTGCAAGAAACTCCTTCTCTAAGTGCTTTAAATCATACCTTTTAAGAAAATTACGAAAATTTTGGAAAGATAATTTAGCGGCAGAAGGGCTTTTCCACACTTCGTAGTCCTGCTCTGCAGTAAATTCTTTAAATTTAACCTTACCATAATTAATGACACTAGGTAATGTGTTAAAGATACGCTTTACGAGCTGATATTCAATAATCTTCTCATCTATCTTGTAATAAAACAGCTTTTTATGCTCTTTATCAATCTTAACAGCTTGAATTATTTGTTTTAATATAAAATGAATACCGAGTTTATTCTTATCATGACGATTTAACTTTAAATCATTTTCTACTAAGTGATAGTTATACTCCTTAAATGATTTATCTAAGAAGTAATTAACATTTATGATAGTTTTATGAAATGTCGGTATATAAAGATGACTACTTTCGTCGTTTACCGATTCTAAGGTTGATGATTCCATTATAGTAGTCATCTTTTAACAATACTTCTTCTTCGAATTGTAGCTTAGCTTCGTGATAACTCAACTCCCACTTTGAGTCGCACCATCTTAGGATTTTGAACTTAAAATTACCTTTACCAAGTATTCTTATATGTTCATTAAGCTCATTTGATGACGAAGTATACGATTTCCAGTCAGTTTCTACCACCTCGCGCCGTTTATTTTTCTTACCTTTAAGTGGAGGGCGTTTCCTAATACATTGACACTGCTTTCTACCAATATACTTCTTGTCATTAGTAAGATTTGTTATCTTATAAATGAAACCATACGGTAAGTCCGTACCTTCTTCGAGGATCCCCTCCCAATGTCCTAAATTACTCAATCCATTTTAAACTGTTAGTGTCTTTAAATGAGGATCTGCTACTGGCTTGTCTTCCTCTGACCCTGCCACAGTACGACCTCCAAACTGAGTTGATAAAAACTGCTTAAGCTCCTTATTAATATCCCAATCTGGTGGGATGGTCCCCTTTTTACCTTTAATTTGTTTTTGTATAACCTTTAAAAACTTACCCTCTATAGGATCATCAACTATTTTTGATAGTTGATCATCCACATCTAATTTATCAATAAAAGATCCAGTCTCATTACCGTCAGGCTGCTTTGTAACTCCCTTAAAAAGGTCGAATGCCGTTTTGGCCATACTTGCCCCGGGTATTAGGCCTAAAACTGCATCGACAGCCATACCAACTGCTTGGTCCTTAACTTCGCCAAATTTTGCCTTATTAACTATACCGGTAATAACTCTATTTAAATCCTCAAATGTATCAACTGATGCAGCCTTAGGATCACCTGGTATAGGAGTATTACCTTTACCAAATAATTCATTAATCTGGTAATATGTTTTAAAGTTCTCCATGTTCTTTTTTTATTTCGTAATTAAACAGCTCTTTATATTCCTCTGGAGCCTCCCTCAAATCAAGCTCGCGCACCTTTATAGTCGGTATGTCATTATTTATAGCTTTTTCTACTCTATGATTACCGTCTAAAATACTTTTATACTTACCTTTCATATCTACAACCACTACTGCAGGGTATTTTAAATCTGCAGCTTGTACTCTTTTAGGATCTCTAGGACCTGGTATAAGGATAGGCTTTAATCTATCAGTACTAACCTCCTCTACAGTCACTTTATTATCGTCAAGATACTTAAGTACTTCCTTAATAGTAACTTTAATGTCGCCATCTTCCCAGCTAGTGTCTAAACCTTTTGCTCCCTCTTCGTTTTCTCCAGGTAAGTACACTTTCTTCTTTCTTTTCTTCTTCTTGCCCCCTGCAGTACCCTTACGCGTTTGAACTTTACCGGTGGGTGTTGGATTTCTAGCATCTCCAGGAGCATAACTTTTATCATTAGAAGTAATAGTACCTCCAGGTGGGTCATATATACCAGAAACAGAAGGTCCATTACCAAAAGCACCATCAGCTCCAGCGATATTTTCTTCTTTTAACATCTTGAAAAATATATTTTCAAATCTACCACTTGATTCCATTATAATTATATTTATAATAATAT